AGTTTTTATGCCATGTAAAACTCATGGCGATTATATGAATGCATTAGCAAAAGATGACGACAAGTATGGTAAGAAACCTAAAGATAAAAAGGAAGAAGAAAAAGATTGTGAATGTGATTCTGGTAATGAAAAATGTCAATGTGATTATTCTGACTATGATGAATTAGGTGAAAAAGATTGGGTTGACCAAAGCATAGCAGACAAAGGTCAAAGACAAGTTTATGAATGTGAAATAAAAACACAAGGAGATGCAGAAGGAGAGTTTGAAGGATATGCTTCAACTTTCGGTAATGTTGACAAAGGTAACGATGTTGTTGTCAATGGTGCATTTAGAAAAAGTTTAAGAAGAAGACCTTACAATAAAGTTAAATTATTATATCAACATCGTACTGATGAACCAATAGGAGTTTTCAAAGGTATGAGAGAAGATGAAAATGGTTTATATGTAAAAGGTCAATTAGCAATGGGTACTCAAAAAGGTCGTGAAGTTTACGAACTTATGAAAATGGGTGCACTTGATGCTATGTCAATAGGTTTTAAGGCAGATCCTAAATCTCAATCTTACGACGAAAGAAGAAGAAAAAGATTTTTAAGGGATGTTGACCTTATGGAAGTTTCCCTCGTAACCTTTCCGATGAATGACAAAGCTGTTGTTCATCAGGTAAAGGGTGCGGATCGAACAATTCGTGAATGGGAAGTTCTTTTGCGGGATGTAGGAGATTTATCACGAATGGAATCAAAGGTTGCTGCGAAAGCAGTAGTCGATGCTCTTGAGCAGCGAGAGGTTGCTGAAGACTTTGGTGATGTGTTAGAATCAATAGAAAAAGTAAAGAAAGTCTTAACAACAAACAATTGACAATAGGAGGTCAAAATGGCTGACAACGATAAAATCAAATCAGCGATCGAAAGTCTAGGAACTACTTTTGAAGAGTTCAAAAAGACTAACGACGACCGATTGGCTCAAATTGAAAGTAAAGGCTCTGCAGACCCATTAACTGAAGAGAAATTATCTAAAATCGAAAAAGATTTAGATAAAATCGAAGAAGTTAATCAGGCTGTAGTTAAAGCTGCAAACTCTCAAAAAGACCATGAGGAAAAGTTGACTCGTATTGAGAAAATGTTGTCTAGACCTTTATCATCAAAGGACGATGTGGCTAAAGCAGACGAGCAAAAGGTTGCATTCGAATCTTACTTGAGAAAAGGAAAAGATGGCGTTGAACCAAACGAGTTAAAAGTTTTAACAGCATCTAACGACACAGCTGGAGGATATCTTGCTCCACCTGAATATGTTAGAGAACTGACTAAAACTATAATAGAAATCTCACCAATCAGAAGCATTTCAAGAGTGAGAAGTACAACTAACAGATCAATTCAAATACCAGAAAGAACAGGAACTTTCGCTGCTGTATTCGTAGCAGAGCAAGGAACTCGTTCTGAGACTACTGGTTATGCGACTGGTTTGAAAGAAATACCTACTCACGAAATGTATGCTTTGGTTGATATCTCAGAGCAAGAATTAGAAGATTCAGTCTTCAATCTTGAAACTGAAATGTCTGCAGAGTTCGGTGAGCAGTTCGCAAAAGCAGAAGGTACTGCATTTGTAAGTGGTAATGGTGTAGGAAAACCAGAAGGATTTTTAACTAATTCTTCAATCGGTACAGTTAATTCTGGTGCTGGTGCTGCATTAACAGCAGATGGTTTAATATCACTTTACCATGAGCCAAAAGCAGAGTACGCACAAAATGGTTCTTTTGTATTGTCTAGAAGCACATTGGCTGCTGTCAGAAAATTAAAAACTTCTGGTGGTGACTATGTGTTCCAAGCAGGTAATCAATTATCTGGTGGAATGGTAGCAACTATTTTAGGTGCTCCATATGTACAAGCAACAGATATGCCATCTGTGGGTGCAGGTAACAAACCAATCGCTTTCGGTGACTTTAGAAGAGGTTACATGATTGTTGACAGAGTAAACCTAGCGATCTTAAGAGATCCATTTACTCAAGCAACTTCAGGTAATGTTAGATATGTTGCTAGAAAGAGAATAGGTGGACAAGTTATCTTACCAGAAGCAATCAAAACTCAAACAGTAAGTGCATAATAGGAGGAAACAATGCAAGATCTTAAAAATAATATCGGAGTTGTTCAATCTTTAGCACCAGCTGCAAGAGATGCAGATGCCAATGGCACAGGAGTAGATTTACAAGGTTTTGAATCTGCTACAGTTGTAATTGACATGGGTGCGGAAGGAATAACTTTATCAACAACAAATAAGATTGAAATCGAATTAGAGCATTCTGATGATGATTCAACTTATACTGATGTAACATCTTCAGCAGATGTAATCGGTGCAACACCAGATTCAAGTGGAGTAATTGCTACATTTGATGCAAATGGAGAAGCACCAGCAATTGCAAGTGTTGGTTATATCGGTGGTAAAAGATACATTAGAGCAGTGGCAAACTTCTCTGGAACACATGGCACAGCGACGCCATTATCAGTTTCAGTGATTAAAGGTCACGCAAGAGCTAATCCAGTATCTTAATAAATACTTTTGGGTGGGGGAGTAATCCCCCATTCATAAACTTTTAGGAGAACAAAATGAAAATAAAAATGTTATTAAGTTCTAGTGGAGCAGCAAATCCAGAAGGTGCTGTTTCAATGACTTATAAAAAAGACGAAATTTATGATATGTCATCAGATTGGCAGCAAAAAATAGCAAATGCTTTTGTAAGTAGCAATTTAGCAATGGAAGTAAAAGTTGAAGAAGTAAAAGAAGAAAAAATTGAAAAAGAAGAAAAAAAGACTAAAAAGAAAAAGAAAAGTATATTATAATGAGTAGTGCAGGAATACATAATTTATTATGTGACCAAGGAGCAACATTTAGAAAAACTTTAACAATGTTTGCTAGTGATGGTACAACAGCAATTGATTTAAGTGGATTTACTGCAAGAATGAAAATAAAAGATGAAGTTGGAGGAACTTTAATTAAAAGTTTAACAAGTTCAAGTGGTGGTGGTTTGACTATGGGTGGATCTGCTGGCACTCCAACTAATGGTGAGATAGATGTGCTAATTAGTGCAACAGATACAGCATCATTCTCAGCACCTTTAGATGCTGTTTATGATTTAGAAATACAAAGCAACACAGGAGTTGTTGATAGAGTTTTACAAGGTAAATTTATTATTAATCCAGAGGTAACAGATTAATGGCACAAAGAAATAAAGTAACAGTAACAGATAGTGGTGTGGTAAAAATAGTTTCTGTTGGTACACAAGGACCATCAGGAAGTGCAACATTTTTAATTCAAGGTAAAAGTATTTCACAAACACCAGCACCATCTGGTAATGAAATTACACAATATAAATCAAACACAAATCAATGGGAAGCAACTGCATCACCTGTTGGTTTAACAATAGATGCAGGAGTATATTAGAAGGAGGATGAGTCATGGCTAATACTATAAAAATAAAAAGAAACACTGGCTCTACAGCACCAACTACTTCAAATATTGCGCAAGGAGAATTAGCGATATCGGAATCAAATAAGATTCTTTTCTATCGTGATGCTAGTGATAATATTTTAAAGATTGGTGGTGAAGGAGCATTCTTAAGATCCGATGAGAGCGATACACTATCAGGTAACTTAACAATCACTGGTAATCTAGAAGTTCAAGGTGACACAGTAACTACTGATGTTGCTACTTTACAAGTAGAAGATCCATTAATTAAACTAGCAAAAAACAATACAGGCTCTGATGCAGTTGATATCGGTTTTTATGGTGCTTACGATACATCTGGTTCACAAGATTTGTATGCTGGTTTATTTAGAGATGCAAACAATAGTGGTAAATTTAGTTTATTTACAGACTTACAAGCTGAACCAACAACAACTGTAAACAAATCAGGTACTGGTTACACTGTTGGAACTTTAATAGCAAACATAGAAGGAAATCTTGCTGGTTCACCTACTATAACTGCTGCGACTGTTGCTACATCTTTAGACTTAAATGGAAATGAGTTAATACTTGATGCAGATGCTGATACAAGTATAACAGCAGACACTGATGATACTATTGATATAAAAGTTGCAGGTGCTGACCAGTTCGCTATTACTGATGGAGCAATTACTCCAGAAAATACTAACGACATTGATTTAGGATCTAATACTAAAAAGTTTAAAGATATTTATATCGATGGTACTGCACAGTTAGATGCTGCAAATGTTGCAGGCTCTGCTGCGATGAATGTTGCTGATGCACAAACAGTAACTGGAGTAAAAACTTTAACAACTCCAATCTTTGCTGATAACACTGACGCAACTAAAAAAGCTGCATTTGTAATTTCTGGTATAACAACTAACACTACTAGAACATTTACAATGCCAGATGCTACAACTACAATAGTTGGTACTGATGCAACACAAACATTAACAAATAAAACTTTAACAACACCAACAATCGGACAGATTCAAGGTGGTGGTAATAATACTTCTGGGCATACTGTTCCAAATTTAGCAGATGATACTTTTGCTTTACTTGCAGCATCCCAGACTTTTACAAACAAAGTTATAGATTCAGGTACATATTAATGAATAGATAAGGAGTATATGTCAGGAGAAAACAAAGAACCATTAGGAAATATTAGAGAACAACTAACAGTAAAGACAGCAGAGTGTAATGCTTCAAACGCAAAAGTAGGAACACTTATGGGTCAATTGTTAGATGCTGAAACGAAAATAATAGTTCTTAATGATATAATTAAAAATAATAAAAAAGAACTCGAAGAATTAAGACCTTTGAAATCAGATTTAGATGAAAAGAATAAAACTGTTTTTGCACAAGGATCTAATGTGACTGCTTTACGAGATAAAATATCTCTGAATAAAAAGCAACACCAAGAAGAGTTAGAACATCATGGTAGAGTTATAGATGACCTACAAAAGAAAAATAAAACTCTAGAAGCAAAGAATGCAGTTCTAGAGGACAAGTTAAAAAGTAAAAGGAAAAAGTAAAAGATGACTAATACAGTAAAATTAAAAAAGAACAGTTCAACAGGTAATGCACCATCAGCATCAGATATAGAAGTAGGTGAATTAGCAGTAAATACTGCAGATGGAAAATTATTTACAAAGCATACTGATGGGTCTGTTAAAACTATCGCTGAAGCACAAGTAAGTGAAGAAGCAACTGCATTAGCAATAGCATTGGGATAAAATTATGGCAAATACATTTAAATCAAAAACATTCGATGGTTCAAGTACAAACGCAGATACATTAATG